NTTGCGATAATTTCCATGTATTTTTCCTTGTTCCTGATGAGCTTCGCTTCCAGGAATTTCGGGCCGCTGCCTGTCATGGTCCAGTCCGTGCCGGCCGGCATCTCATGGACGGCCGCAGCGTATTCGGCATCGAATCCGAGTTCTATGTTCACTTCGCCGGCCTTCATTTCCGGCCGCTCGACCTTCTGGCTGCGCCAAAGGTTGCCCGTCTTGTGCGGGGCGCGGGGCTCCTCGACGATTGCATCGCGAAGCACGATGCTGGCCACCCTGAAGGCCGTGTTGGCATAGGCTTCCGGGATCTCCTTGTTGCAGACCCGCGGGAATTTCAAATCAAAATCCTTGGTGTTAAAAGTCATTCCCGTTTTTTCAGCCATTATTGTATCCACACCTCCGCATGGTGGATCGCAACGGAATTCTGAGGCTGCTTTATTATTATTATCGGATGGCTGAAGGCGTAGCTCTCAAGGTCGATCTGAAGCTTGTCCTCGTGGAAGAACGTGATGTGCTCCGGTTTGCAGAATATCTTTGCAAAGCTCAGTACCTCCTCGCCCTTGTAGTTTGTCATCATCCTCGTGTCATACATTATCCTGCAGGGGATCTCATCGCCGGCTGCCTCGGTCGGCTCGCTCCATTCATCGACAGTTATTTGGGCCACTTTCATGTGATCTATGAGAAGCCCGTCAAAGCTCATTTGTTAGCCCTCCGGAATACATAGGCCATGATGTCTTCGCGGCCGCAGCGGACCTCGTCGTCCCGTTTTTCAAGGAGCCCGAACCCGTAGTTGGCCATGTATTTGAACAGGCCGGATTCGGTGAAATAAAGAAAATGCTCGTCCTTTTTAAGGTGTTTCGATTTAATCAAATGATTGAAATCCCGGAAGATCGGCATCGTTATGAAGATAAATTGCCGGCCGATATGCCTTAAAATAAGGTCCGGCCATTCCAGATGCTCAAGGCTGTCGAAAAAGGTCACGCCTTTGATCTTGGACCATCCCGCTCCGCCGTTATAGGGATTGAAATACAGATCCTTTCTCTGCAGCAGGTAGGTCGCCTTCGGACATATATCGTAGCCGATGCAGTTCCCTCGCCTTTTCAAGAACGTGCCGCAGCCGATGCCGATATCCAGCACCAGGCCCTTCGTGTATTTATTGACGAGTTCCGTGCGAAATTTGTTCAGGCATTCGCCGATCTCCGTGTATTCCATGCGTACGTATTCGTTGAAATAATCATCATCGTAATGTGTTTTTGTAACCGGATACCAGCCCATTCCCTTTTCCGGGAACCATACCAGCCCTTCCTTCATCAGCTTTTCGACATACTCGTTCATTTCGCCATCCTCTCCATATAAATAAATTGGTAAGGCGACGGCAAAAGGAAGCGCTCTTTTATTTGCCATTTTGAATCGGTAGTCACAAATCCCCGGTAATGCATGAACGCGAAGCCGCCTTCGAAAGGCCGGACGTATTTCACCCAGGGAAATTGGAGCACTTTCCGGCCGCCTGCATTTATTCCTTGCTCCGTGCCATAGATAAGCTCCCCTTTATGAAAAAATGGACTGTGGCAGCCGATGTCCTCCACGTCGGCAACGTGCTTATAGCCGTCCTTTCCTACCGTGATCTCAATTATTTTCCGTTTCTTTAAGGCGCTCGTCAGGAAGCTGCCGTTGCCCGTCAAGAAAATTGAATTGAAATGCGCCAGATCCTTTTCGTCTATTTCAGCGATGTCGCTCGTAGTCTGCTGGGTCGTCCAATCGTCCCTGAAAAAAGCCTTGTTCTTGCCGCCGATGCCGTTCTTGTATCCCCACCATTCCCATTTCACCTTGCCTTTCTCGTCCATAAGGAAAAACATCTCAAGCCCGGAGGAGCAGATAAGCAGGTCCCCTTCGTATTCTGTTATATGATGGGGCGCAAGGATCAGTTTATGATAAAAACTTGCATCGCATCGGGTACCTTCTTTGTTCCAGATTTCGAACGATGCGTGCCTCGCAAGCGCGAGCTTCTCCTTATATTCCGTAACCACCGCTACGCGCCGGTATATTGTTTGGGGGGCGTGGCCGGGAATGGTCTTTGTTATTTTCCCGTCTTCAACATACGCAGCCTGCTTCAAATTCTGCAGCGTCGTCCAAAACCTCAGGCTCACAGATACCTCCTTATGCTGGCGAATACTCCATCGGGCGTAGCGTTCTCATCGCCGAATCCGAAGGGCTTGAATCCGACATTTTCGGCCCAGGGAGGAAGCCATGATCTCATAAAATCCCTTTTGAATTGTCCGTTTGGATTCACTCCGTTATTTATCGGCCAGAATCCTGCTACAGGAGTCCTGAATTTGGTGGCCATCATCACGGGTCCGCATTGATAGGCGATCAAGACATTGGCGGCTCGGATAAGCGCGAAAAGTTTCGCAACAGAAGTTTGACCGACTATATCGTGAATTATTCTTTTGTGGTCAAGCCTGAAAATCTTCCTCGCATAGCTTTTGTCCCATTTGGCCCCCACCAATACCGGCCTGCATTTCGTCTCATCGTATATCTTCCGGGCAAGCTTCATCCAATCAAGGGGGGTCCAAAGCTCCCTGGCCCAGATATCATTGCCGTCAGCCGAAGCCGCGAAAAGAATGATTAACTTGCCGCCCACTTTTTCCTTGATACCTTCGGCGAATTTTTCTGCCATTGGCGGTTCGTTGATCGGGTAATCGAAATTAGTATCATATTCAGGCAGTATCTCTTCGAGCTTTATCCCGTCCTCCAAATATGAATTGAACTCTATCATGTAATCGCAGCCGCCATGGTCTTTGAATAGCGGCGTTCCGGATCCGCCGGCAAGCGCATATTCGAAAGGGATGTCCTTTTTTACCGATTCGGCGGAGTCGATAAACGGGATAAGCTCAAGATATTCAAGGCTGCAGTCGTGGATGCTCTTCTTGTCTTTCCATCCCAGATTCATCCTTACCCTGACCTTTTTTATATTGTTCTTTTCAATAAAGGATTCCATCTTAGCCATTATCCAGTGCAGATCACCTATTCCGGGCGGCATGCCGATGACCGTTTCTTTTATCATAAATGTTTCTCCAGGGCCTTGAAGACGCCGGCGGGATCAGTTCCGTTTTTTCCGTAATCGAATGGCATGTAATAGCCTTCCTTTTCTGCATCGGGAGGAATCCATGATCTCTTGAACAAGTCCGGAGCGGGCCAATTCGGCGCAAGCTCTTTTGTCGGCCAGAATGAAACGGTCGGCAGCTTGAATCTTGTGGCCAGGATTACAAGGCCGCTGAGAAAACTCACGAAAGTCTTGGCCTCCCGGAGCAGGGCAAGCACTTCTGCCAGATTCGTCTTCCCGACCAGATTAAGGATTATGTTTTCCTTATCATGCTTGAGGAGGTCCTCCGCATAGCCGGCATCCCATTTTGCCCCTATAAGGACGGGCTTGCATTTTGTGGCAGTGCGAATTTTCTCGGCCAATTTTATCCAATATTTGGGATCCCAGGTTCCTTTGCACCAATTCTTGTTGCCCCCTACCGATGAGGCATAAAGCAGATAAAGTTTGCCGCCCGCGCCCTTCTTCACGAATTTGGCAAAATTTTTTGCCTGCTCTGGATTGTCAATAGGATAGTCGAAATTCACCTCGTATTCCGGCAATATGTCTTTGAGTTTTATTCCGTTTTCCAACCTGGAGTTAAATTCTATGATGTAATCCGCACCGCCTACATTTTTCTGGATAGGGGCGCCGTCTCCTCCAATGATTGAGAATTTGAAGGGAAGCGGTTGGAGGTTCGCGTCGATGCGGTCAACGAAGGGAAGCAATTTGAGAAATTCGGTGCTGTATCCGTGGTCTTCTGCCTGGGTAAGTTTTATTGTCAGTTCATCAACGGCGTGCTTTTCTTTGAATGATTCCAGGATCTCGAGGATCCAATGCATATCGCCAATGCCCGGCGGTATGCCTATGGTCATTTTCTTCAAATAGCGCTCCCTATCTTTCAGCTCCTCGAATGCTCTTGTTATCCGTTTCGGGGGTATCTTCTTATGGCAGTTGTGGTCCATTCTCATGCAGTTACAGAAAGGGGCCGGCGCTACCCAAGCGATGTTCTCCAGGCCCATATTATCATCGAGTATGATTTCAGGTTTTGCGCAGCCGCCGAAGACGCAGAAGCACCTGGCACCCACGGCTACTGATGCTACAAGGAAGAGGTCTGGATAGGTTATCACCATATTGGCGAGCTTCAGCATCGCGAATATTGTCGTAAGCGGGAATTCGCCATTATGGAATTTTTTATCTATGCCCTTTAGCTCCCGGCCGATCCATTCGACATCCTTTTTAAGATAGGCGATCGAAACGAAATAATATTCGTCTTTGTATTTGTCAATGAGAAGCTGGAGGTAATCAAGGTCGGGATTTCTCGCTGTGTTATTCCATTCCGGCCTTTCGGTCGGCTGCCGCACAATGCAGATTTTTTTTCCTTGCGTATCCAGGGAATCGAGCGCCTTCCTGGCCTCCAGGATCCACTCTCGCTTTAACGGAAGTGTGAAGTCGAACTCGTTTATGCAGTATTCGTTCTCGAAATATCTTGTCGTGCTCTCCTCGCCACGAGGATTGGTCGTAATGGCCTTCGCATTTTCTGAATAGTCCGCATGCTTCCATTCCGGAAGGAATGATCCCCAGGACCTCTGCTCTATTCCGAGTGGCAGCTTCTCCCATTTGTGGTCGGAACTTTTATCAAGCTGCTCAATATGTTCGCCCTGGGTCCATAGTTTATTGATGGTAGGCCGTATGAATTTGACATTTATCAGGTCCCAAAAAACCTCGGGGATCGTGGTCCGGATATATACCTCTTTGTGCTTTTCGGAAAGGTGCTTGATTATTGAGCGCAAATAAATGGTATCACCGAATCCGTAAGGACCCTGGATGTATATCGGCGGCAGCTTGGCTTCCGGGGGCGGCGTAGGCAGCGGGATGCTCTTCATGACATTCTTTGTTTTCATTGAGAATTCTTTATTAAGTATGAAAGCCGGCGCTATTTTTGGGAACCAGGAGAGATCCGATTCGGGATTGAGATTGACAACTTCAATGCGCTTCTTTTTGAGAGCAATGGCGGCAAAGCGAAGGTTCTCATTGAACATCGCCAGCTTTTGATTATCATCCTGCATTCCGTGCTTTTCCGGATGGCCATCGTGCCAATGCATTTTGGAATCTTTGAGCTTCATATCATAGCCGAGCAAGTAAATGGGATTGGCCCCGAGGCAGGCGGCGAAATTCAGGGCGGCGTATCCGGAATTGTTTCCGTGGCCTATTCCCTTCTGCATGTTGAACGGGAATGCCCGGCGCCCCGCGGCATAGTTGTTCCAGACTTTAAGTATGTGTATATATGATGGCATGGAAACTTTGGTGGTGAGAAGCCAAACTTTAAATGCCCTGGATTCCAGGAATTTCCTTTTGGCTTCCTCGCCGTATTTGCCCATCAGGATCCAACGCACAAAGTGCGGATCCATTCCGAATATTATTGTCGGATCAAATTTTTCATAAACTCGATTTATTCCGATCGTCAGTTTGCCTTCCAGCTGTTCCCATTTGAAATGGGTAAGGCTGGGTCCTCCGCCTATGACAAAACACGGCTGGTTTCTCCAAGAGTTGTCGGGTAGCACCTCCCAAGCGAAGCGGTTGGTGAATTTGTTGGGAGGGAATTTGCTTGTTTCTGTTCTATTCATTCTTTCTCCAAAAATATGTGCCAGTGCTCGTGATCGGTTATCCTCCGGGCCTTCGTCCGTATCTTTATGAGCCGCTTTCCATAAAGCTCTATAAGCTTCATCCGCGCCTCATGATGCTCTTTCCCTTTTCGCGGCCCATGTTCACGGAACACGAGCATCGGTATGCCGCAGGTCGCGCAGTCGCAGATGACCATAAGCTCGTCGTCATAATGCCACGGAGTCAGATATTCTAGCCTGCAGAGCTCACAGCCTAGTATCATGGCGCCATAAAAACTGCTTTCCTTTTTATGTAGTGGCGGAGCAACAAGTCGGCCTTGTTGACACCGGTCAGAACATCCTCTTCTGTACCGATCATATTCGTGTACGAATAATCGCCTATTTTTTCGCTCTTCATCAAGCCTGCCGCGGCGTGGGCTGCCGGATCGTTCTCCCATTCTGCAAGGATAATGCCGGCCTGCTTTATAGCTTCCGGGACAGCGCCGCTTTCGCCGTGCGTCCCTATGACCTGGACGTTGTTGAAGCCGCGGGGAAAGATGCCTTCCGATATGTCAGAAGCTATCGCCGCTATTCCGGCGGTCAGAATTCCTACATTGTCAAAATAAATCGACGAGGAATCGGCCGCATCATTCGCCAAATAAAGGTCATAATTCGAGAAGTCTGCATGGCTTGTGAATTCGAGCGAATAATCGGTCCAGGCCACCACGTTCGCAAGCGACACATAAACCTGGCCGGCCGCCCAGGTCCCATCGGCCTGCAGGGATACGTTCAGATCTTCGTTGTATAGCATGAATTCGGCGGTCTTCGCCGCCTCCGAATTCAGATATTTGAAAAACAGCCTGTAATTCGTGTTCCTTAAAAGCGAAACGCGCTGCCTTAAATTCGCCACGCTGTTCAGCTCATCAATATCCAGCCGCACGCAGTAATTCCCGACCTGCACCTGAGCCGTATCGCGGTTCACTGTCGACGTGCCGGCGATCGTTTCTATCCAATAATAGAGGTCGGTCGTGGGATCCGCCACGGTCCAGTTGTAAAAGTCGCCGTCCTGGACAGCATTCGAGCCCCAAAGGCTGTCGCCGATGCAGGGATCTAGGAAGACGGAATTGGCGTCATAGCTCCACCAGCTCGAATCCAACTCCACGCAGGCTATAAGTATGCTGGTGACGCTGAGGATATCCGTGTGAAGCGGTATGAAAAGCCGGTTCTTGTCGTTGCCGTTCAGCTTTATATCGAAGGCCGTAGCGCACCAATGGGTGCCAGTGACTATGTCGATTATGTCCTCGACCTTGTCTATTACCGCCTGCTTCTCTGCTTCGGTCGCTCCATCCGGCCAGTTGCTTATATCGCCTTCTTCAAGGTAGCATCCTACTGCTGCCATTCACCTCTCCTTCGAAAATGAAGGGAAGGGCACCGCTGAGGGATAAATGGCATGCCCTAAATGCCGTGTTATTTCAGGCGCCCTACCCTAAAATTTTCTATTCAATTACTCGTCTTTGGCAAATTTTGAGGTAGTCGACATACATGTTCCTGCTTTCCGCTCCTTGGTTCTGCACTCCGAATCCAATGGTGAACTCTTCGTCCTGGCAGATGTGGGTCGTGATGTTCCCTGTGAAAAGGATAGTCTGCGGGGCGTCGCCATCCTGGATGACGAACCAGCGGATCGTGCCGTCTCCATCCCAATGGATTCCCAGCCGCAGCCAGGTTGCATCAACGAGCGTGTGGCCGGTGAGCGTTTCGTTCCCGGCGCCGTTCAAGCGGTTTGTGATCTCAAGATTCGCATCAGCTCCATCGTTCTCAAAGACTACGCAGTCGTCGGGCGGTCCGGCGACGAAAAATGAAGTCCCGGTTATGAGCCCGAACCAGAAATTGGATGTCAGGTATTCGTCTATCCTGAAGCGGATTTCAGCGTAGAGCGGATAGTTGTCAACGAGCTTCCAGCATTCGCAGAGACGCGTTATCTCTATGTTGTCGTTGTCTGCGTTGTCGGTCGTCATGAGGAGCACGCCGTTTACCATGTCGGTGCAGGTATAGCTGGGCGAGCTTGTGCCCAGAGCAACCGTGTCCACGTTCCACATGATTCCATCGTCAAGATCCTCGCAGAAATCGAACACCCGGCGATGCGAGTCGATTATGTCGATCACACCTTTCAGCCATCGCATCTTGTGGCTGTTGATGTGATAGTTGTACATCTCATAGTCGCGGATTATCTGCTGCTCCTGATGGCCAGCGGGAATGTCGGTGTTTGGATAAGATTGTGGATCTCTTCCCATTTTAGTCCTCCTTTAAGATTTTTATTAGGTCGGCCTTCTTCATGAAAAAGGCCCCCTTCACTCCCTTGCCGGAGGCAATGCTCCGCAGTTCGTTGATGGTTAAGGCACTGTAGTCAGTCCCGGAATCCGCCTGAGCGGGTGGGTGCCCGTTCTCGTCGTCGACAACCACCTTGAACCCGAGCTTATCCGATTTCTCAAAGCGCTTCAGATCCTCAACAACTCCGCGATCATCGACCGAAAGCTCTTCGAGTCTACCGATTGACAAGTTGCCTATTCGGGTCGGGAATGGCCTACGGGCGTTCCCGTAGTTGGTTACTATACAGCGGTACATCGTTTAGCACGCGTGCGTTAAGCACTTGATGAAAACGATTGCGTTCACGTTTTCAATGGCTAGGGCAACCTTCATGGTGTAATAGTAGTAGGTGCATTCATCCGATGCGCTGCGCTGGGGCTCCATCTTGATTTCCTTCTGTATCCCGATTATCAGATTCCCCTTGAATGTGAGCAATACGTCGGTATAGCTTCCGCCGCCAACTATGCCATAATCGTCAACCACGCCTCCGTCTGAGCCGAGGTTGGTCGGCATGAGGGGCACGTCAACGATAGGCACGCGGCCGTACTGCGGCGCGACTGCTCCCGTAAATACTGCGTCGCCGAGCGCTGTGCTGCGGGCGGAAAGTGCCTCAATGAAGTCCTGTGTGACCAGATCCGAATTCAGGAAAACGAAATTCTTCAAGCCGAAATGGCTTTTGTATTTGGCGGGCATGTTCTTGATTGCCCGCGCGTATTTGAATTCCCAGTTGTAGGGGGCATTATCATCCTGCTCTGCGATCATGCCGGGAAGATTCCATTCTGCTCCGCTCGCCTCATCGCAAGCTTCCTTTATGTGCGCTGCTCCGCAGACGTCGTTGTAGTACGCCTCTCCGCTCTGGCTGTTGTTTATTTGGTAGCGCCAACCGTCCCACAGGCTTTCGATGTCATCGGCGGCCCAGGAATTATATCCTGCAGTGTCGCCCATGTAGAATGCGTATTCGAGCTCGTTGGCGATCTGCTTCGCGATGATCTGCATCAGGTGGTTTTTATATGCGGCGCCTTCGAGTCCCTCCTCAAGGTCGTCATCGTACACCGGCACGCAGCCCCGGATTTTCTGGGCCGTGAGGGTTATGCGGTTATGAGTCCACTGTTTCTTGTATTTGCTCTCGTCAAAATTGTTGCCGGGATAAAGGAAGTGTCCGTCCCCGAATCCGAGATGGCGGATATATTTTGTTGGCTTTGGCATCTTTTCGAATCGGGCGTAATTTTTCATTACGCTTTCATCGTAGATGCAATCCAGAAAATGGTCGGCTTCAGTAGGGGTGAGCTGAATGGTGGGCAGTGAAATGAGATTGAATCCCGTGATGTCCTGCTTCCGTAGCATCTTTTTGGTAGTCTTCATAGTTTACCTCCGAAAAATTTTACTTTAGGGTTCGATTCATCAAACCCACTTTGGAACAAAAAGAACTATTCAGTCCTCAGTTATTCCGTCAAGCCTGGAATAATAATGGAGGGATAATGGTCCTCTTCGTCTTCACCCTCTTTCTTCTTGAGCTTCTTTTTCTTGTTCTTATCATCGCCTGCCCCGGCTTCGTCCTCATCGTCGACGCTCTTTTTAACGGGCTTGCTCTTGACGCCTAACTCCTCCAGCTTCTTGTCGACCAGGCTTTCCAGGTTCTCTTCCGTTTTCTTGTCGGCCGCTTTTTTGTCATCCTCTGCTTTCTGCGTTTCGAATTCTTTCAGCTTTTCGAGTTTGGCCTTGGTATCCTCGCTCAGGTTCTCCTTCGTCTCATCATCTTCCGAGCTTTCCTTTTCGACCTTTTGGCCGAGCAGGGTTTTCAGCAAGATGATGGCCTGCGGTGAACCTTTAAGGAACTCCAAAACCTTCGTAAGCTGAGCCCGCGTCTGCTTGGAAAGGGCGGCCCCCGCCTTTTCCAGGTCCTCTTTGCTGACTACGTCAACGAAAGTGGCCTGTTTGACAAGGATTTTGGTCGCTTCGAGAAGATCCTCGGGCATGGATTCTTTGTATTCAGCGAAAGTATTCACGGCATTGCCTATCGTAGCCTGGACCTCTTTGCCCAGCGCTTCGGCTTTTGCAATCTCTTCCGCTGTCAGCTCATCATCTTCCTCGTCGACCACAAATCTCTTAAAGATTTCAACAAAATTGTCCATTGATTTCTCCTTGGATTTTTTGATAAAAAACTGCTTTCGACTCGCCGCAGAAGCGCAGATAGTTATCTCGTCTACGTCGATGTCGTATAATTTGCGTGGCATACAGACCTCCGAAAAAGTTTAGTCTGTAAGCGTTTTGACCCCCTTCGCTATCAGCGAAGCACGTCCAAAACTCTTAGCTTTCTCAAGCGTTTCAGAATCTTGAACGCCCCGAACGCCGTGGCCTGGCAGCCCGGCTTCGGGCTTCAAATTCTAAACCTTGCGTTTAGTCTTTCACAATAAAATTAATGAACCTTTTCATGTTTGTCAAGCGTTTTTTATTAATTCTTTTGAGATCCGTACCGGCGACCATTCGTAAATGAGGGCTCCGGTGTCCCTGTTCTTCATAAGTTGTTTTTCGATGAGGCCCGCACGCTCCAGCTGCCGGAGCTCCTTCCGGCTCAGGCCGTGGCCGGTTATGATCTTGCCGTATTTATTGAATATCGCCTCGGCCCTGGCTATCGTGGCGTCGGTCAGCCGCTTCATCGGATCCGCCTCAAATCTATCTCGTCGATTTTCAGGCTCTTGTAATCCTTGCATAAGTTGAAGATTATCCCGGCTGCCTCTTCCGGCTCTATCAGCCGCTCGTGATCCTCACGATATGCGGTCATGGCCGTCCGCATTGCGCCCAGGTAAACAGTTATCATCCGCACTCCATTGCGTGCGGCCTCGTAGCGGAACGACCGGGCGAATCCCCTGAGCCCGTGTTTGCTCGCGCAGTAGGCCGCCTCCATTTCGTTGGCCACAGTCGCGGCCATGGAATTTATGTTTATTATTATCCCCGATTTCCTCTCCTTCATTATAGGATATATTTTCATTGTCAGCAGCGCCGGCGCGATGAGGTTCACCTCGATTATCCGCTGCATCTCTTTGGCTGTCATCTCACCAAAAGGCTTATGCGTATACATCGCCGCATTGTTTATAAGTATATCAAGTTTCCGGCCGGTGGCCATTTCATGCAAATTTTCGATCGTTTTCTCCGAGCTTAAATCCCCCAGGACGACGTCGCAGGTCACGCCGGTTTTCAGCACCTCCTCAGCGACCTCCTCCATGCTCGGCCGATCCCGGCCGTGGAGGATTACGTTGTATTTGTTCCGGGCGAATACAGAAGCAAGGCTCCGGCCTAAACCTTTGCTCGATCCCGTAATCAATGCTGTCTTCATTTTAACAGAAGGTCCACGTTATCATCCGGCGGCATATGCAACTTGCGAAAATCATTTGATTTTATAAGTTTAATTTCGGCACAATCCAGCATCTCATTCATGCGTTCGATTATGGTGTTGCCAATCGGATAGTAAGCCTCTGTGAGCGCGGTTGACATGGGGCACGGGCAGTCCGCAGCCGCAATGTTTATAGGCGGCTTTATAAGGCTGCTGTAAGCCTCTTCGCAGACGCGGGAAATTATCTCGCTGCCTATGCCGAACGCCTTCGTGCCGACATCCAGGACCATGAGCCGGCGCGTCTTCTTCACCGATTCGATGATCGTTTCATAGTCGACCGGATTGACGCTCACAAGGTCGATCACTTCCGGGAAGATCCTGCAGGCGTGAAGGAAGCCGAGGCATTTCAGGATCTCGATGAGCGTATCGGCATTGGCTACAATCGTCACATCCTTGCCGCGCTTCACGATTTGGCTCGTATCGAGCGGATATCTGTAGTGCGCTTTGGGAACGGATTCCTTCATGCCGTAAAGCCAGCGGTGCTCCATGAATATCACCGGATTGTTGTCCTGGATGGCTGAGATCAGCAGCCCTTTGGCCATGCGGGGCGTCGAAGGTATCACGACCTTGAGGCCCGGCACATGAGCGAAAATCGAATGAAGCACTTGCGTATGCTGCGGCGCATCACCCCACCGGCGGCCTACGGCAATCCTTATGACCGCGGGAACCGGCGAATCGCCGCCGAACATATAATTCCATTTCGCAGCCTGGGTTATAATCTGGTCGAAGGCGAATAAGGCGAATTCCGTGCGCCCATGGTAGATCACCGGTCTCATGCCTGCCACGGCCGCGCCTATGCAGAAGCCGGTCGTCGCGTTCTCAGAACAAGGGGTATCAAATACGCGGCCCGGATACTTGCCGACGAGCCCTGCGGTCGTCCCGTCGCAGCCGTTCGCGTAGGTTGCGCCAAGGCCAATAGTAAATACCGATTTGTCGCGGGCCATAGACTGATCCATCGCCTCGCGTATAGCCTCAACATATGTCAGCAGCCTATCCATGGTACACACCTTTCGTAAGATCCTCCGCTTTCGGCATGGGGCTTTTTTCTGCAAAGCGGATCGCCTCATTTATTTCCTGCAGGATTTCGCTTTTTATAACAGCGAGAATCACGGGGTCTATGAAATAATTGTCGGTGAATTTTTTCAGCGGGCAGGCATCGAGTCTAGTCTTCAAGTCGTCGATCTTCCTGTAGCCTAGCTTATCATCGAAAATGGGAGCACTATGTGCCATGTGCCTATAAGTCGAGCATTCAATGACGGCGGGAAGGTTCCTTTTTGCCATCTCCACTTTATCATATATTTCATCAATATCGTTACCATTTGTATAATAATATTCGGCCCCTAGGCCGATCACTATTTTTCCCAAATCATATTTTTCCGGATGCCTGGCTTCCTCGGCGCTCATCCCGGCATACAGGTTGTTCTCCACGACGAAAAGCACCGGCGCCTTCATCAGCGCCGCAAGGTTGATGCTCTCATAGAAGCCGCCTTCATCGGCCGCGCCGTCGCCCACGAACACGACGCTTATGTTTTTCCGCCCGCATTTCTTGAGCGCGAAGGCCGCCCCGGTCGCAATCGGGACAACGCTCGAAAGTATCGAAATCGAGCCCATATAACCCACGCTCCTGTCGACCAAATGCATGGATCCGCCGCGGCCTTTGGAGCAGCCCGTCGCCTTGCCATAAAGCTCCGCAATCATTCTCTTTAGGCTGCCGCCTTTCGCGAGATAATGGCCATGGCAGCGGTGCGTGCCGAAGGCATAATCCTTTTTGGTAAGGTTCATGCAGACGCCGACGGCTATCGCTTCCTGGCCGATGTAAAAATGGACGAAGCTCCGTATGTTCTTTTCCAGGTATTCCTTCACCAGGCGCTCTTCGATCAGCCTTATTCGTAGCATCTGAGCGTAGGCAGGGATCAGCAATTCTTTCTTCATGGCATCTCCACAATGCACTTGCCGCTGCTGCCGCCGGCACTCGCGCTCAGCGCCTCGTTTATCTGGTCAAGCGTGAACCGGTGCGTGATCAGATTGTCGAGTTTAAGCGTGCCGCAGCGATAGAGAGCCAAATAACGACGGATATCTTGAGTGGGGTTAGTTAAGCCGCCTCGGCTGCTCATTAGTATTTTTCCGGCCAAGAATCCGCGCTGGATGAACCGAAGCGTAATCCTGTAGTCAAAGCGCGGAACGCCTACCATAATGCACTTGCCGGCCCTGCCGGTCAGATCATAGGCCTGCTCGATTAGCTCGGGCACGCCCGTGCATTCGGCGAAGACATCGACGCCCTCGGAACCGACGATTTTCTGCATCTCGGCTGCCACGTCATTCTGGCTTGAGTCGATTATGTGTGTGGCGCCGAAGCCCCGCGCCATTTCGATCCTGAAATCCTTGTTGTCGATTCCGATGATCGGGTTTGCCCCGACTATTGCCGCGCCCTGGATCACATTCAATCCGACGCCGCCGCAGCCATAGACGGCTATAGACTGCCCTATTTTCAGCCGCGCCTCGTTGCTCACAAGGCCGAGGCCGGTCGTCACGCAGCAGCCCATGAGGGCCGCTATGTCAAAAGGGATATCCTCGGTGATGGCAGTAAGCCGGTTCTCGGATACGATCGCGTATTCATTGAAGGTTGTTACCGGACCGCCGCCAACTGTTTTTTCTCCCCAAACATATTGCGGGCAATCCGATTCTATGCCGATGCCCATGCGCCAGTGCATTACTACGCGGTCATCCGGCTTGACGAATTTGACTCCGGGCCCGACATCTATCACCGTCCCGCCGCCCTCGTGGCCGAGCAGGTGGGGAAGGTATTTATCAGTGCCGCGCCAGCCGTTTATCTCTCCCACCTGCGTCCCGCAGATCCCGCTGCAATAAACGCGTACGAGCACCTGTCCTAATTTGAGGGCAGGCACTTCCACGCTGTCGATAATCAGCGGAGTGCCCAGAGTTTCAAGGATGGCTGCCTTCGCTTTCATGCCTTGGCCGTTCCGCCCATGCTGAATCCGGTGAGCTTGCCGTCTTCGATATCCTTCCAAATCGCCTCATTCGTGATTTTAATCATCAGCCACCAGGCCCCCTTCTTCAGCGGCTTGTCGCCCTTTATGGTATCGTGCTCAGGAATGAAGCATTCTATGATCGGAAAGAAGAGCTTTTTTCCCTGATGGTTTATCCGGATCCGCTTGGTATCCGTGGCGTATTTTTCCATGAAGCGTTCCTGCGCTTTTTCTATTTCTTTTTCATCTGCATAGTCGCCCTGGGTGTCGACTTCGTCCGGCTCGTAAATTATGCCGCCAACCATCTGCTTTTTCTTGTCAATCTTGGTTATGGTGAATTTTGCGACAGACTTATCGTCCTGCGTTTCGCTCAGTTTTTTCTCAATTTTTTCTTTGTGCTCTTTAATCCATGCTTGGGCGGTTGCCATCGTCCAGGCTTTCACTCGCTTGTCGAACAGATAGGTACGAATCTTTTTTATCTTTCCGCAATAGAGCGCTTTTATTCCTTCATCCGCCGAAATGGTGATCGTGGCCGTCACTTCGCATTCGGGCCCTACGGGGATCCGTATCGTGTTCTCTGTCTCCTCCGGCTTCTCAATGGGAAAAGCCTTTTCAAATTCCTCCGCGTCATATTTCTTTAGCTCCGGGGGCTCCTTGTCCCATTGCTTGTAATGCTTCACCAGATGATTATAGACGCCCTGTTTGTCTCCGGAAGGAAGCTTCACACCATCGCGGGCTCCCAGCAAGGCCGCCATGGCCGCATACACGGCCCGCCACACGGCCTTTTTGTCGGACATCCGGTGATGCGGAAGTTTGTAGCTGGCCTTTATATCCGGGCTTGAGCTGTCATACCATGCGCAGATCTGCTTCAAATCCTCGACCTCGGCCTTCACTGTTTCCTTGGCTCCGGCCCAAGCAGTATTCTCATCAGCCACGCCCAGGTCTTTGAACGGGATTGCGCCTTTCTCAATTTCGACCTTCTTTTCCACATGTATCCTTTCAGTTGAATCCCGCGCCCGCAGAACCAAATCGAAGACGGGTATATAAGTGCTTTCCGGGCCCGCGGGAGAGTAAACGAAATTCGGCTGCCGGCCCGTGTGCGCCTTCAAGATCATGCTGATTTTCTGCTCCAAATGCTCGTCCCTGTTCTTTTCTATGTTCCGGATTACGACGTCCATATCCTTCTTTCCCTTCGGAGATTTCACAAAGGAGCCGCTGATGGCCACATAGGATTTGATAAGGACTATCTCTTTGAGGTCCGGCACGTCAATGCCCCACAGGGATTTCAAGAAGATCCGGGTCTTGACTTCATGCAGCTTGTCAATGGCAGCATCCTCTTCGAAGCGTATGCCGCGCCTCTTCATTTCAACGCTCAGTACGACATATTTGTTATAGAATGTGCGCCGGTCCAAATCTACGGCCTTTTCCACCGTATCATCACAGAAATACTGATTGTGGATCCGCATGAATCTTATCTTCAAATTTCGAAGCGTCACATCGGGCAATTCCTTTATATTCTCCTTTGTTAAATCTTCTATTCTCATCGTCTTACTCCTTTTTTATCGTAAGTTTCCTTATAAGAACATTTCGGGTATTGCGTGCAGCGGTAGGTCGTGCTGCAGCAGCTGGTTATACGCCGCATGGGGTTTCCGCAAACAGGGCAAGCTGTAGGCGGATTTTCGGGCTCGACCCTCCCGGCTTGCGCTGGGGGGTTCGCGCGGGGGGGCGGGGGCTCCCTGAACCGTTCCCGTGTCAGCCTCTGCAATCTTCCGCAGCACATCTCACTCTCCCCACAGCCGGACCGCGACCATGCTCTGCAGGCCCGCCAACCAGCTAATGATGAGCCAAGTCAGGAAGTAATCCGCCGGCCAGAATACGCCGAACAGTTTCACGGGAAATATTATCAGCACGACGGCCGCCACCCAATGGCCGAGGCAGTAGCAACAACTTATTAAGTTACCGAAGAAATCCGTCTTTGTTTTCATCTTTACCCATACCCTAAATTGTAAAGCTAGCTGTGAATGGCTAATAAAAAATGAGATTGAGGCCACAACGCACGATAGTAAAAATGCTTTAATTAAGCAATTAAGCATAGCGCCTCCTTTTAAACTCGCTCAAACCAACCTCGCACTGATATATTTGCCATAAGCCAATCATCATCTAGGTTCGGTAGTTTAACATCATAAATTGAAACCTCATCAAGTTGGCCATTAAAACAAAAATTGGCTCCTGCTCTCCCGCTTATTTGGCCATTCTGAGCGGATTCTATTCCGGCTGTTAAGTTATCCATTTCAACCCAAAGAGGCTGATTGGTCCCATCAATATAAGTATTAATTCCCGAAGAAAACGAACTCCCATCATAAGTTATAATGCAATGGTGCCATAACCCATCATCTAAAATAGTATTAAAAGTATATACGCCAATATAATTCTGAGCCTGAATGCTATTTACTAGCCGGAAATAAATCATTCCATTTTGAATAAAAATAACCCAGCCCTTCCTTTTGTTGCCTATATCTTGACGGCTTAAAATAATCTGCTGAGCTGCGCTGCTTGTTTTAAACCAAAATTCAAAACTAAACTCAGTGTATCTACCAAAAAAAGGATAAGGCCCGAAATTGATATATTCATCAACACCATCAAATTGCAAGCAGTTATTTAATTGGCCAGGCACCCAATCCGCATCTTCCATATTTACCAGTGTGCCATCACGGCCCCAACCCGAACTATCGGGAGCAATGGCACCGGCAGATTCATCGAGATGCCATCGCGCATAAGGCGCCGTATCTACTACGCCTTCACGGTCTAGTTTGTATTGAATTTTTCTATTCGCATCCATGCTTACTAAAAAATCAGTGGGATAAGGCATATGCGCAAATTGTGTTAAAGGTTTCACTGCATTAATTTCGTTTACTTGACCAAATTTATTAAAAATAATTTTTTTAGCTGCTGCTTTGGCCTCTATTTCAACTCTTAAATGAACCAATTGATTGGCTGCCCCAGCTGGTACGATGCTAGATAAATCCAACTCATGCCATTCTTCATCGGCCACCAAATCGGCTCTGGCAAAATCCCAAACATCGGGGTCATCTCTATGTGCATAAATTATGCCTGGACCAGCTGGCCCTTGTGGGCCAACATCACCTACGGGGCCGATATCGCCCACATCGCCCTTTGGCCCCATATCGCCAATATCACCTTTGTCACCTTTTGGGCCTTGCGTACCCGGCTCTCCAGCATCGCCCTTTATACCCTGCGGGCCGATATCGCCCACGTCGCCTTTTATTCCCTGTAGACCGATATCGCCCACGTCGCCTTTTATTCCCTGTGGACCGATATCGCCCACGTCGCCAGCATCGCCTTTTATACCCTGCGGGCCAGGATTTCCCTTATCGCCTTGTGGGCCAATAGGGCCTGGTGGCCCTATAGCACCTTGTTCGCCTTTATTTCCCATAACTCCCTCGTCGCCTTTATCTCCTTTATCTCCTTTATCGCCCTTTGGCCCCATCTCGCCTGGTGGGCGTATAATATCAAACATTCGCGTAAATGGATTAAATCTTAAAGGCATTAAAATTTCCTTTTACATACTCAAGCATAACGCCTTCTTTTTCCCTCTGCTTATCGCGAGCCATAGCCTATGAACTTTTGGGCCTTTCCGGTCGCCGCATTTGAACATCCGGCATATCACGGGCCTGTCTTCGTAAATGGCGCATTCCCGCGTCAAGGAATCCCAGAAAATGCAGGCGAAGATCTCCCGCTTCAGTTCCGGCTCGTATACAACTCCTCGCATCATGATCCACTTGCTCCAGCCGTGCGTGTCATCGCCTCTGGACCTGTTCCTCCGCCGCTTGGGATAGAGGCCTTCGCGGACCTCCTCCCGCGTAAGCTGGATGTCAGTGCAGACTATGCAGCACCGGCCGCACCGGCTGCAGTCCTTCTTGGCCATCAATCGTAGTTGTAAATGGCCGCCGAATCATGAGAGAATGCGAATTCTTTCGACCGGTTCGCCCAGGTGATTGAGACTACTCTGTCATTTGCGTCGTAGGTTATCTTCCGGATACGCCATACATCAGCCGCTGTCCTGTGCTGGTTCTTCGGATGGCATTCGCAGATGTACTCCTCCAGGTCTGTTCCGGCCTTATAAAGAATCCGCTGCGCATATTGGTCCGTGCTCAGCCAAGCTAAATTTCCTGGTCCTCCCATATTAGCCTCCTATTATTTGTGTTTGCCGAATAGATCGGTCAGGGTCAAACCGCCGACCACGAAGCCGTAGATCCCGACTACCCAGGTTGTGTAGAGCTTGAGCCACGCGAGGTCTGCGCCTTCGAAAAGGCACACATAAAACGCTATGGTCACCAGCCCTGTCGCTATAATCCCGCC